GCCGGTATTGGAGGCAGAACTATTGACGAGATTATTAGCCATTTGGTAATGCGTTTCTTTCTATAATTTTTTGATTTATTTGACTTTGAATATTCTGCACTTCTGTGGTCAATAAACCAAGTTCAGCATCGGCTCTAGAACGATCTTGTGTAGCTACTGCGATTTGTTGACGAATGCCATCAAGTATAGCTTGGCTGCTATTGGCAGACTGTGCTATGGATAACTTATTATTAAGATTACTTAATACTATAGTCATATTGTTTACTTGACGTTGCTGAGCACTAGCCTTTTCATTCATAGTACGCATTTGAGCTTCGAGTGCATTTATTTCGGCTCCGATCTCTAATCTGCGCTGCTTGTTGGCAATACTTGTTTGATTAGTAGGCTGTGTTAATGTATTCGAATCATTAGCTTTGATAAGTCCTGAGGATGCTGTAGTAGGTCTTGTAACACCGGGTACGGTGGGAAACTGCGGATTATAATTGCTAGGTGCAGCATTAACTTGTTGCGGGCGGCGTTCAACGGTGCGTGTATTAAGTAACGCAGCTACACCAGTCAAGGCTAGAGCCGACCCAACTTGACCAATGCCAGATGGTAAAGTACTACCAAATATATTAGTTGGCGATATCACACTGTATCCACCAGGAGTCCCTGTACGCATCGTGTTGGTTATGACCCCGGTTATGGCATTAGCTGCTTCTTGAGTATAAATTTGTTTCAACTCATTAGTAGCAGCCTTTTTAATATTAACACCTTTGAATGTCTGTCTAGCAGTAGCAAACTTAAATATGGCACTAAGATAATTGCCGCTGGTTACATCTCTTATGATACTACCAGCTGCGTTAATTAACCCACCACGCCCAAATATATTACGTCTAGCCCCCACACGTGAAAGGGGACTACGAGTTCTATCATAATGAATACTAGCGAATCCTTTAACTTCGCCACTGTCAACATAACCTTCGCTATAGAAAACACCTTCGTATGAAATTGCCATTTCATGTGTCATGTTAGCTGATTCGTTTGCCTCATAATCATGTTTAGGATGTCTAAACGATGTAACCATGGGATTGACTAAGATATATTCGGCAAAAGTATCATGTGTCAGGCTATAAATTCTTACAGCGTGAAGATATCTATAGTCAGGATTTTCATAGCGTAAACTATAACCGAAACTAGCAGGGCTGTTAGGGTTATATTTGTAACTTTGCCTATGAACATTAGGATTGTTCATGGTGTCTTTGTAATAGTAACTGTAGTAATCAAACCAAAAGTTACGAATCAAGTTTACACTATCATCTCTAAAAGTAATATTAACATTCTCGTATTTGATTTTACTTTGAACTAGATTTGGCCTGTTGTAAGCATTGTAGGTTTTCGTATCTACTGAAAATTTAGGCAATTCGACATCTCGCACCATCATGCCTATTTCAGTCAATCGACCTGGATCAATCATTACGCTCTGTGCTGCATAAGGATTCACATCAAAAAATACATGGAACAGGTAACCAGATTTAGGGACCAAACTGAAGTCGTTGCCAACGAATAATTCAGATGCATGGCGGTAATCACGAACAAAATCTATGCTAGCAGCGCCACGAAAGGCACTGCCTAAAAAACCTAAAACATCAGAAAATATATTGGCCATAACAGTATTTATTAATAGAAAAAGGGGTTAACTAACCCCTTTTCGTTACCATTCAACGTTGCTTAACCTGTTACTGTTTGTTCAATAGCACGGCCAACAAATCTACCAACACCGGCATAGTTTCCACCAGCATCAGTTTGTAAGGCATTGTCAAAGCGTAAACTTAATTGTACTGTTACTGGATCGCTGTTGGCATAATTAACTTCTTGGTAATTAGCTTCGCGAATGTAGCAACCGTATAACTCCCAACGCTCTAACACAGTTGGTGCTAACGTACCGTTGCCACCATCTAACATTTCGCATTTGGTAGTGAATTTATAAGCAAGACCTGCTGTAGCACTGGCTTGATTGTAAAAATCAAATTGCTTCTGTAATTGTTCACCAATTAGGCGACTGATGTTGTTGCCGGCATCATCGCGTAATGTGATTGCACAGTCACCCCATTCATGCTTGCCTGCTAGACGCACCACACTGTTATAAACATGAATGTCTGTGTTTACAAAACTCACAGTGGGACGATTAAAACTAACAACTTGCTTGGTTAGTTCTACTAAATCTGCACCATTAACACCAAGTCCTTCGAATATGATCCTGAAACGATACTGCAACTTGGGCATCAAAAGACCTTGCGTTTGAGCACTGTCATCGGTGGGCAAGTTGGGAATCGGTACAGTGAATCTTGTTAGTGAGGCTACCGCCATTTTAATCTCCTAGTCTTACTCTTAATATTTACCGCTTGTTGACAGGACTGACCTTGGTCAAGCCCTGTCATTATCTACATACTTATTGACCTGTTTGTGCTGTTACCGAGCTACCAGTAATAGTACCTGGGTTCTTAAGTCTAATTGGAATGTAGATAAATTCCACAGACTTCATGGGCTCAATAGCAACATCAACATATAGCTCATTACGTGCTATGCGATCACTTGTGTTATTGGTTTCATCGCAAACAACCAAGTAATCATATAGACCACGCTTGGCCACTAAATCATTCATGATGCCGTCAATTGCTGTCTTGATCTGATCACGAGTGATCTTATCATTGGGTTCAAATATAAACTGATTAGCAACACCAGTTAATATTGTTCTCAAATAAGCAACTAGACGTGCTACATTAATACGATCTAGGCTAGTACCAGCGTTACTAATTGCTGAGTTACGTGTTTTCTGTCCATAAGCAACAATACCGACACCATTTAACAAAGTAATTGGATTAATACGGTTATCATATAGTGTATCACGTAGAGCATTGTTTATACCGGTACGCATAAATGACCCTGTATCAGAATCAATATAACCAATAGCCAAGGCATTGTCAATTAGGCCACGACGTGTACCAGCTGGAGCAAACCATGGATAAGCCACTTGGTCGTTGTACAAGTAAGTACGCAACATCATGTGACTAGCAGGTACAGCAATTTCGTTACCGCTTAGATCATTTGTTAGCGCACTAGGATAGTACACTGCCAAGTATGGATCTGCTGTAACTAATTCTTGCCCTTCGTAGTTAATGATTTCTGTAGCTGTATTTGGCAATACCATAGAAACATCACCAATTACGAACCCAGTTTGACCACGATCTTTATTCAACGCTACCAAGTTTGGAATAAGCTCTGGATAACCAGGTGCTGCTAGCAAGTTAAAGTTATAGCCTTCTTCACGTAGATCTGTGTTAGAATCAACAGCAGATTTTAGTGCAGCAATAACTTCATTGCGTTGAGCATAGTGACCCATTTTAGGTTCACCATTGTTCTTATAACCAATTTCACTTACCCAAGTTGATTTCTTAGCTGGTAAAACAGCACTGGAACCAGGTACGGTAGGTGTGTTAGGGAAAGCTGCTGCATTGAAGTAGTTGTTTACAAACTTCTTAACAGTGTATCCGCTGCGACGTGTGTTAAACAATAATGTGCCACGTGGATATAACCTATAATCGGGTGCATCCTGGTCAATGTAATTGCTCAACAACATAGTAGCAATTGATGGTAGTACACCTGTCACTGGATCTAAAATACCACCAATGTGATTGCCTGATGTATCTTTGTCTGCGTCCCAACGAGCATCAGCAAAGACAATGCCATTTTGGCTAACACGATCAGCATTGTTGATCAGATTCCAAACACGAGCTACACGATCATAACGATATAATCTAGGATAGTTTTCTAGGTCACTAGAATCTAGCCATAAATCACCGCTCTGCAAAGGAGAACCACTCTGTTGTGTAGTTGGCTGGCTGGCACTGACTATAACACCTGATGCATCAGTTAATGTTAAATTGTAGCCACGAGCATCTGCTGTTAGTGTACGATAACCTTTCCAACCAGTGTCATCATTAATCATGATATCAACTGAAGCTGGATCATTATAGTACCAAAGTTTACCATCAACTGGATCCGCTGCTGGTGTTACAGAACTTTGAATATAAAGATCATCATCGTCCCAATTTGTAAGGTTGATGTCACCAGATGTACCACCAATGTGTAGCAATACACCAGTAGTAGAACTTGTGAATCCGGCCTGGCCTAGGCTATCATTTACACCAACATTGTTCATGGTAATAATACCACCACTTCTATGAACTATGCTGACTTTGCCCGATGTTTCTACAACTGCGCCAACGTTAGGGATATTCTGGTTTAGAATAGCCTGAACAAAAGCCTTCTGATGTGCTAGGGCATCACTGCCAATTGTGGGGATAGTACAGGTAAATGTAGGTGCTGTACCATCTAGCTGACTAGCCTTGAGTGTGAATTGCCACCCTGCTGTAAATGTCATGCTAGAGTTAGAACCAGTTACCTTGGTCTGCCCTTTAACTTTTTGTGTGTAGACTTTGAAACCAACTTTACCATCATTCAATGGTGTCTGCATGGCAAATGTACTACCTACAGCAATGCTTAACCCACCACCAGCACGATCTAGATCATATATGGCATCATAGGCATTAGCATACACTTTAGTGGCCAATTCTGACCAACTGTTGGCCACTGCATTATAACGCTTATAAACAATGTTAGTACCACTGCCCTCAGCTGAAGTTTTCATCCATACGCTGCCGCTGGGTCTTGGTGTACTTGCTGTGTACTGCTCACGGCGCCATAGTGGTTGTCTTGTGTATGGAGCATGAGTAACTGAAGCTTTTCTAAATGTGAAACTAGGCTGATACCATTCGGCTGTGCCTACGTTCCAGTTCCAACTTACTCCAATGCTGCTAACATTTCCAGTATGAGCATGTGCTACGTTAGCAGGAGTAGCAGGAGGTAAGCCAAAGAAACCAAGTCGTGTTAGCGGACTGTTTACACCGTCACTTAAACTTATATCACCATTAGGAGCAGCAACGTTACCTGTGCTAGCACTCATAGCATTAGCAAAAAACTGTAGTAGTCCTGCCGAACTTTGTGTAGTTGTAACTCCAGGAACACTGGCAGCAAAGAAGCTGTTAAGTGCTGTGCTTAAACCAGCTATACTAGTAATTGCAGAACCACTCACTGTAAATGTGTTCCCGTTTACAATTACTGTGCTTCCTACAGCAATATTACCTGTAGTAGCAAGAGCCGCACTTACATCTGTTCTTGTGCTTACTGCAACAGGAACACTAGCGGCCCAGTCGGCACTACCAACTTGAACCCAT